CAAAACCGTCATGAAGGGCCTCAATGCTGATAAGCGTGGGGCTGAAATTGCCAGGAAATGGCATCGTTTCAGCTCACCTGTCGCACTAGCCCTTGACGTGTCTCGATTTGACCAGCATGTCTCTGCCCAAGCTTTGCGCTGGGAGCACTCGATTTACTTGGCGTTCACGACACCAGATGAACGTAAGTTTTTGAGTAAGCTCCTAAATTGGCAGATAGACAATAAAGGATATGGTTATACCGCCGATGGCACAGTGAAGTATGCTAAATACGGGTCGAGGATGAGTGGTGATATGAACACCAGCCTCGGCAACGTGCTACTGATGTGCGCAATGATGTGGTCCTTTATGAGGGACATGAACATTAAGTATGAGCTCGCCAATGATGGCGACGACTGTTCACTTATGTTCGAGCGGGAACACCTGGAGAGAGTCAGAGACGCGATAACGACCTGGTTCCTCCGTCTAGGTTTCGAGATAGTCGTTGAGGGAGTGTCGGATGAGATTGAGCAGATTAAGTTTTGCCAGTCAAACCCTATTTATACACCCTCCGGCTGGCGAATGGTGCGGGCAGTGCCTGTTAGTGTGGCGAAAGACTGCACCACCTTTAAGCCGATACCGAACAAGACAGCGTGGCTTCAATGGAGACGCGAAATCGGTGAGTGTGGTGAAACACTTGCAACTGGCATACCAATAATCCAAGCCTTTTACCAAGCTCTCCTGCGGGATCTACCGCGGATGAGGAAAAGGAGCCCCGACCAAACACAGGCGGGCTGGGGCATGATGAATTTGGCGAGGGGGATGGTTGGGCGTGTCGAGCCCGTTACCACCGAAGCTCGTGTCAGTTTCTGGAGAGCCTTTGGCATCGAGCCAGAGATGCAGTGCATGATAGAGCGCTATTACGCTGGAACAAACATGGTCTACAACCCCATGGAGCTAGATGAACTCCATGGAGAACAAGGCTATGTCCAGCGGTATGCGCCCGCTTGGGACTATCTGGTTTAGCACGCGGTGGGAGCGTATGCCCGCCCCGTGTTATATTAGAATCAAGTTGGCACTTAATTCAAAATATTCTCCAATGAGCAGAACACTACAAATCGTCCCATTCACCGGACAGCGAAAACAACGCACACTACAACGACAAACCGCACCACAGCAGGTGCCACGGAGGGTCCGACGGGCCGCCGCGAAAATGCAACAGCGCTATATGGATATGGCGTTACCTTCCCACTTCATTGGTGGACCGCGTGTGCAGTCAGTCGCTGCCCGAAAGCGGAGTCGCCGCCATCAAACCCCTGTGCTGGGGCCATCACGGCGTGCAAGTGCCCCGGTGTCATTCGGTAGCACTTTAACATCTCTGGCCATACGCCAAACTACAGCACCAAGTGTGGGTAGTGAACCAGGCTTCGGCTTTAGTGGCAAGGGCATCTCTTCGATGTTCTCAGTGACCACAACCACAGGTGTGCAAACGAGCGATCAGTTTATCGCCGTGCCTATTAACCCTGTGGAGCCTTGGTCTGGCACAGCATCTCACCCGGTTGCCGCAGGTAGCGGAGCCATCACGGGCACTATAGCGTCCACCATTCTCAACAATTTTCAAAAGTTCTACCC